GAACCTGCCATCGCGCCGCGTCCTCGGTGCAGTCACAGGCGGATTTGTTAAACGACTTCACGGCATCTCGCAGCCGTTCCACCTCCTGCTGCAGGGCGGCCTTCTCGGCTTCCCACTGCTTCCTGTCCGCGTAGAGCCACGCGAGGATGCTGTATTGCTGCTCGTTCCGCTCCTGAAGCTGGCGTCGGGTGGTCTCGTCAGCGGCTCTGGCTTTCTCAATCGCGGCCCACGTCTCCTTTCCCCATCGCACTCGCGCTGACGTATTCACCACCAACCGTTCCACTTCCTCCCACGCTTCTTCACGATCCATACGCACGGCTCCTCTCAGTTGTGCATCAGCGTTCGCACGCGGGCGGTGTGATGCACGGTCTGACCGCGCTGCTCGGCATCGTGGCGCGGGCGGGGATCGTGACGGGTATATGCGTCTGCTCCGAAACGTCGGGAGGGACGCTTCGGTTGCATGATGTACGACCCTGGCTCGAAATCATGGTGGCGGTCGAAGGACACCAGCTCGCGCTGCACCGCCTGACTGGTCTGGTAGCGGACGGCGAGTTTTTTCTTGGAGAAAATCAGGTAGGAAGTGCTCATGCCGATAATCGCGGCGTCGGCGCGGTACTCGCGCATTGCGGCACGGGCCAGCGCGCAGTGATTAGGGTCTTGTGTCGTTGCGCCGTCACAATCAGCCGGCGTGACTCTGACTTGGATCGGGCCGTCCGCGTCGATGATCTTGGTCACTTCGGGAAACTTGCGGCGGATGTTTCTGGGTGCGGGTTCGGCACTGATGGCGCGGGCGCGACTGCGCTTCTTCTTCTTGGTCGGCATGGCAGTCCTTTCCGTTTAATGGTGCCTCACGATGGCTGCTCGCCCTTTTTGGAACCTTGGCGCAGTTCACGGAAATCCAGCAGTGCGGCGGCGGCCCGTTCTTCGTCAAGGCCGACTCGTTCGGTGAGAAAGTGAAAAATCAGCGTGTCCGACACTGCGGCTTCAATCGCCTGCCCTAACATCGAATGAATTTCCCGCGCCTTGTCGAGATCCCATTGTGACATGGCATCGTTGAATGAAAATTCGACCATGCCCATCTTGGTGCGCTGTGACAGGATGGTGGAAAATGCGATGTTATCAGTGCGAATTTCATCGTGGCGACTGTGTTTCAACCGCAGGTGATCCATCAACGCCTTGGCGACGTACGACGTGATCAGCGCTTCGTCCTGCTTGCCGGTCGATTGCCGGGCTGACCATTCGCACAGTGGGCATTGCCCGTTGATCGTTGTCATCGCCGCTTCTTGGTGGGTTTCTTCTTGCCGTTGAGAGCGAGATACGCGGCATGGATGTGCGGCGGGCAGGCGCGGCGGTTGCGCTCGATGTCGCTGATGTAGGGGCTAGAGACATCGACGCTTTTGCCGAAGTCGCGCTGGTTGAGAAGCGCTTTTTCGCGCAGTTGCCGCAGATACAGCCCGTTTGGTGCGGAGTAGGTCTGCCCGCACGTCGGGCAGGGCAGTTCAATCCGTCGATCCTGCAGCATGTTCATCGGTGCCTGTCAGTTCTTTGAGTCTCTGTTTGCCTTTGGCGGTGATGCTGTAGCTGCCGGCTTTGCTCCTGGTCAGCAACCCGTTGTTGATGTACGCAGCCATGCCGTGCTTTTTGGCGGCGTTGGGATCGTGCAGGACGGCGATCATTCGCATCAATTTCTGCTGATTGTTGCTCAGCGGATTGACCAGCCGACCGTGGTTGTCCCTGATTTTCCGGATCTGGCCGTTGCCGTTGCCGTTGGCGGCGGCGTGCAGTTTCGCGGCAGCTTTGATCTGCTTGGGCTGATTAGCGGTGGCGCTCTTGTCGGCGCGGTCTTTGTAAATTGCGATCAATCGCTCGGTGGCCGCGAGATCGGCCTTGAGCTTTGATGTATCGCAGTTGAGAATTTCGTTGATCCGGTCGCGCTCCTTGACGAGTTCCGTCAGGATGGTGTTGCTGTGAGCAGCCATGTCTTATACCTTTCCGTTTTTCTTGTTCCGTGATCGGGCCACGGTCTGGGTGGTCTCTCGCTGCAATCGTTTCTTGATGCTCGTGACGCTGACGATGCTGTCGCCTTTTTGACCGACCGGCGCAGCCAATCTTCAATACTGCCCAAGCCGTCATGCTCGAAAATTGCCGCCAGTACCACGTAGGCGTAGGTGCCGATCCCTGGCTTGGCCAGTGCCGCCGGCTCGATGCGCCGAAATAGATCCCGCGTGCTTTTGACATCGAGGCTTTTGATCGCACTGTTCAAATGTGCGGCGGCGATAAAATTGAAGCACGTCACGCCGGCCAGGTCGGTCCTGGTGTAGTGGTCAGAGCCAATCGTGACGATGGCGGTCGAGGCGCGTTGTTGTAAGTGCCGAACAACGGTCGTGCCGAAGGCGACAGTCGAATACTCCATCGGGCCGACAGTTTGCCATAATCAGACAGTCTGCGGCAACCGTGCAGGCAGAAAAGACGTGAGAAACTGTGTAAATGTTGCCGGCAGTTCTAGCTGAGGTTAGTAACATGACCAAGATCGGTTTGCGGGTCTACCGGGTGCAGGGGTCGAATGGGCGCGGACCGTGGCGACCGGGGTTTTCGCGCCAGTGGATCGATGAGGATGCGCCGGCCGGTCGGCTGACCCAGAACATTTTTGACCTGGTGCCGGCGCGGACGCTCCTGGCGCTGCCGCGTCATTTCCATTACGGCTGTGCCTGCCGGACAATGGGGGATTTACTGGAATGGTTCACGCCGCTTGAATGTGTGCGGCTAGAAAAACTGGGGTTTTACCCGGTCAGCTTGGCGATTGACGCGATCATTGCCGAGAGCGAGTGGCAGATGCTGGTCGGCCGCGAACGTCATTTCTCCGAAGGGGCGTCCCGCCGGTCGTGGCCCCAGGTTTCCCGCCAACAGGCCGCACAGCCTTTGCCGGTGCCAACCGGCGGCGGGAAATGATCGAGCCACGGTGTGCCGAATGCACAGACGAGCGGTTTGACCGGTGGTTTTTTCGGGGTGCGCTTGCCGAACAGCGGTAACTGGATCAGGACATCCATGATGTGCCGGGGTCGGTCATCATCGGGCGGTGCATCGAGCGGTTCTGCGCTTCTTTTTCTCTCGCCCGCTGGGCGCGAATCTCGTCGTCGGCTTCAGTCGCTACGCCGCCGCCGAAATTCAGCTCCAGATACTCCACACACGCCTGACCGTGTTCGTACCAGCCGTCCCGTTTCGGCTTGCGCATCTGCTTGCTTCCGACCGAGACAAAATGTGAGTCCCAGACATAGCCGGCTTCAAAGCCGTCCGTGACAAACGACCAGGGTTCGGCTCCATCTTTGTCTACTCGCAGCCAATGCGCGTACTGGCCGTTTAAGTCTTTCGTCCCGTCAATCGCCAGCGCTTCACCCCACGGGGTACGCCTGCGCATGTGGCCGGCCAGCCGTTCTACCAGTGCAATCCGCACATCCGGTGCGTTACTGTTTTCTTTATAAAACACCTGATGCGACTCGGGATATGCCGCCTTAAGTACTTGTAACGCATTCATCCGCGTGCCGTGCGCGTGATCGTGCGTGCCGGCCGGATCGCAGCAGGTTTTGAGATCGAGCAACCGCCCAAACCACTGCTGCCGGCACTGCGCGACCAGCGGCAGAAAATCTTCCAGCCATAAGTTCTGGCCGATGACACCGCCTAAGATGACAATCCCGCCGCCCAAGGGGAACTGCGCGGCGACCCAGCACGGATGGTGTTTCCCGAAGTCGTATCCTTCGCACAGTGGCAGCTCGGGATTAAATACCACTGATTTTTCGTGGCGCTTCCGGTCGAACGCATCCTTATAACAAGGGACACCAATAACGTTCAGGCCGCGTAGCCCCAGCACCATCGGGCGGTGCTTGGCATGGCCCGGTGGGAATGCGGCCAGGACGCCTTCGATAGTACCCGGCGCTAGGTTATGCGCGTTGTCGTAGATCGACAGGTGGTGGTAGACCTTGCCGGGGTAGCGGTTGTCGCTGGGAAACTCGTCTTTCAGCCAGTGATCAGGGCTGGTCGGATTGGGCGAGAAGATCGCCTGGTGCCGATGCCCCATCTGGCTCAACCGTCCGCACAGCTCCAGAAACACGTCATACGGCAGTTCTTCGGTCTGGTCGTTATAGATGACCGCAACCGTCAATCCGCGCAGCTTGCTGTACCGTAAGGTCTGGTCGGCGGCTTTCAGCCCGAAGATGTAAACCCGACTGCCATTCGGCAGCTCGTCGTACTGCTCGTCTGCATTCCACTTACACGGCGTGCCGGCCGCATCGCACACCGCCCGCCACACCGGTTTCAGCTTTGAGTCGGTATCGCCGTCTGTCCACCGGCAGATGAACGCAAAGCAACCTGGTTCTTCAACCACGCGCGCATGGACTTTCCAGATGCAGGCGGTGGTTTTGCCGCTTCGGATCGCGCCTTCCAGGTCAACGATCCGGGTTTCATCGCGCAGAAACCCGACAATCGGCCCGCGCCAGATCATCCGGACTTCCCTGACCTGACGTTCCTGCACGGGTGGGGGCCGGCGGGGCATATATTCCGAGAAAAGATAGCGCAATTCTGATTCATGCGCAAAAGTGATTGATTCAGGAGTAGACTACCGGGCATTTCCATGCCCACTGACGCGGAACCGGCCAAACCGAAGCGATCTAAGAAGGATGTGCGCGATTTTCTGGAGGAATCGCGCAAACGCTTCCAGTTGGCCGATGAAGCAGAGCGCGAACTGCGCGAGGCGGGCCTGAAAGACGATAAATTCCGTGCCGGCGAACACTGGCCGACCGCCATCAAGCAAAACCGCGAGTCGGAAGGTCGGCCCTGCCTCGAAATCGACAAGCTCAGTCAGCCGATCCGCCAGGTCACGAACCAGGAACGTCAGGCCCGCCCCGCTATTCAGATCAATCCTGTTGGTGCCGGCGCAGATCAGGCGTCAGCAGAAATCCGCCAGGGACTGATCCGTCAGATCGAACAGCACTCCTACGCGGACGTTGCCTACGATTGGGCGTTTGACGGCGCGGTCAGTCGCGGCTGGGGATTCTTTCGTGTCCTGACCGAATACGAGGATGACCAGAGCTTCGATCAGGTGCTCAAGATCGAATGGGTCGAAAACCCCTACACCGTCTTTTTCGATCCGAGTGCCAAGGACTGGAACCGTAGTGACGCGATGTGGTGTCACATCATTGCGGATCTGACCAAAGAAGCATACGACGCGCGGTACGGCGACAAAAAAGGCCGGCAGACCGCCGCGAGCCTCTCGCAGTTCACCGGGTTAGGTACTGATCAACCGACCTGGTTCCCAGACGGCGGCGTCAGGGTTGCCGAGTACTTCTATGTCGAACTAGACGACATCGAACTGGCGCAATTGGAGGATGGGAGTGTTGTACCTACCGACCAGGTGCCAGAGGGGACACCGATCCTCAAAACCCGCACCGCGCAAAAGCGCACCGTCAAGTGGTGCCTGCATAACGCGCTCGAAATTCTGGAAGAACGGGAGTGGGCCGGCAAATACATCCCGATCATCGAAGTCGAAGGGGAACGGATCGTGGTCAACGGCAAGCGCATGAAGCGCGGGCTGGTCCGTGCCGCACAAGATCCGCAGCGGATGTACGACTACTGGATTTCTACCGCAACAGAGACAACCGCGTTAGCGCCTCGCGCCCCGTGGATCATGTATGAGGGCCAAGACGAGGGCTATGAGGGCATGTGGGCGCAGGCGAACACAAAATCCTTCTCATCTTTAAAAGTGAGAGCGACAACAACCCGTACGGGCAACCAAATATTGCCGCTCCCGCAGCGAATCCTCGCGGAACCGCCGATCCAGGCCATGATGGCCGGGATTCGCCAGTCAGAGCTGGACATTCATTCTGTCACTGCCTTCTTCGATGCCTCCGATCCCAGACGCGCCGGCTCTGAACAGTCAGGCAAAGCGGTTTTGGCGCGAAAAGAACAGGGCAACCAGACCAATCTGAACTTTATCGACAACTTCGGCCGCTCCCTGCGCTATCTCGGGCAAGTGCTCCTGGATCTGCTGCCCAAGATCTATGACCGCCCTGGCCGGGTGGTCGAAATCATCGGGATCGATGACGAAATGCGTCAGGTGGTCCTGAACCAGCCGTTTCAGAAAGCGCAGGACGGCAAACCGCAGCCACTCGATGAAGGAACGGCGTTTGTGCAGGGTCTGCACGAATTTTACGACCTGAATAGCGGCAAGTACGACGCGACCGTCACGGTCGGAGCGGCATACACCACGCGCCGGCAGGAAGCAGTCGTGTCGATGCTGCAACTGGTCGAGGCCAATCCGCAGATGGCTCCGATGATTGCCGATGTGCTGGTCGAAAACATGGATTGGCCCGGTGCGCCTCAATTGGCCGAACGGCTGAAAAAGATGCTGCCGCCGCAACTGCAGGAAGAACAAAAAGGCGGTCAGAAACCGCCCACCCCGCAGGAAGCGCAGGCCCAGCAGCAGATGCAGGCGATGCAACAGGAGCTGCAGAAGATGCAGCAGATCATTCAGACCGATCAGGTCAAATCGCAGGCGTCACTTCAGGAAGCGCAGATTAAGGCTGATGTCGAGCTGAAACTGCAGGCGATGAAAGACGCAACCAGCATTGCCGTCGCGCATATTGCCGCAGCGTCGAAAGGTGCCGGTCTTGATGCACATGCGCAGGAAGAAGCGCAGGCGCTTGGCCATGAAGCGCAGCAGGCGCACCTGGATCGCAGCCATGAGATGGCGATGACCGCCGCGCAGCAAGCGGCTCAGATGCAGCAGGCCGCGCAGCAGGCACAACAGCAACCGCCGCAAGAATCAGCCCCGGCATAGGGAAATGTTGCATTTCCGCCCTAGCAAGTGCAGAATGCTGCAAAACTGACCAATGCGCAAAATGCACCGAACGGCCCCGATCCATCTCAAGAGTCGATAGGTGGCTGAAGAAACTCCCGTCCCGGCTCCCGCTGAGGCTCCACCGGCCGAATCTGCGCCCGCAGAGCCGGCTGAGAGTAGTGAGCCGTTACCGCTCGATCAGGTTTCCCTCTCCGATTTCGTCAAACGGCGCGCGAAGGGCGAATCGGCCCAACCTGCGCCGGCCGAAGAAACTGACGGCGAACCGAGTCCAGAGGCGGATGAGAAACCGTCCAAATCCGGCGGGAAAGCCGTCCCAAAAACCCGCTTCGATCAGGTCTACCGGCAGCGCAGTGATGCCATCCGCGAACGGGATGCCGAAAAAGCCCGTGCCGCGCAGCTTGAGCAGGAACTGCAGCAATTGCGCGGGCAGCGCCAGGCCCAGGAGCCGCCGCCGGCAGCGCAACCAGCGCAAGCTGACGTTGCGCCTAACCTTGATCAATACCTCGCAGCGGGCAAAACCTATGAAGATTGGATGGATGCCCGCATCCAGTGGCAGGCTCAAAAGATTGCCGACGCGCGCATCGAGGCGGTGCAGCAGCGCTACGTCCAGCAAACCGCTGAACAACAGCGCATCACCGAGATTTCCGGGTTAGGCGAACGCACCGAAGCGGCCAAAGCCAAGTACCCCGACTACGAACAGGTCGTCATCCAGAACAACGAAGTACGCCTGTCGCCTGTGATGGCGGAAATTGCCGCCAGAAGCAAACACGGCCCCGACATTATGTACTGGCTCGGTACCCACAAAACCGAAGCCGACCAGCTCGGAGAATTGACCAGGAACTATGGCCCGGCCAGTTATCCGCTTGTGGAGCAGCATCTGTTATTGCTTTCTGGACAACTACACACGTCCACTGGCGCGAAGAAAGCAGTCCCGATTTCACAGGCTCCAGCTCCCATTTCGCCAGTAGGGGGTGGCAGCTCTACATCCACCGTCTCTCTCGATCAGATGTCGCTGGGCGATTACGTGAAACGCCGCAACGCCATCGTTGAGAAGAAAAGGACGGGTTGATGAGGCTCCACCGTGGCAAACGTCAATTTGACGATTGGCATGATCACGCGCGAAGCAGCGCGGATTCTGACCAATTCCCTGAAGCTCGCCGGCTGGGTTAACACCGACTACGACGATCAATTTGCGCAGACCGGAGCCAAGATCGGCTCGGTCGTCAACGTGCGGATGCCGGTCAAGTACCTGCTCCGTCGCGGCCAGGCGCTCCAGCCCCAGGCGACAGTCGAAACTTCGGTGCCGGTCGCCATTCAGTACCAGACCGGTGTCGATCTGCAATTCAGTTCCGCTGAACTCGTGCTCGACATTGACGACTACTCCAAGCGTTACATCGCGCCGGCTATGGCCACGGTCATCAACGACGTGGATTACCAGGTCGGGCAACTCTACAAAGACGTGTACAACGCAGTCGGCACGCCGGGAGTCGTTCCCAACTCCAACCTGACCTACATGCAGGCCGGCGCTCTCTTGGACAAAACCGCCACGCCGCGCGACGGTGAACGGCACATGGTTCTGGGCGAAGATATGATGCCGCCGCTCGTCAACGCCAACCAGGCGATCTTCAACGATCCCGCGAAAATCAGTAAGCAGTACCGAACGGCGATGTTCGGGGCGGATACCTTGGGCTGGGACACCTGGTCGATGGATCAGAACGTCCCGCGCCACACGGTCGGCCCGCTGGGCGGTGCGCCGGTTGTCGGTGCCGCCAATCAGTCCGGCAGTAGCTTGGCCGTGACCGGCTTTGCTGCCGCCGCAGCCCCGCGCCTCAATCGCGGCGACGTGTTCACTATCGGCTCGGGCGCGACTTCTGTCTTTGGGGTTAACCCGCAGTCGCGGCAGTCAACCGGTGCGCTGCAGCAGTTCGTTGTCACCGCTGACACCGCATCGGACGGTGCCGGCGCGGCGGTGATTCCGATTTCGCCCGCGATCATCACCGCTGGTCCCTACCAGACGGTGGCGGCTTCGCCCGCCTCGGGCGCAACCATCAACGTGCTCGGCGCGGCGGGCGCGACTGGCCCGGTCGGACTCGGCTTCCATCGTGATGCGTTCACGCTCGTCATGGTGGATCTGGAAAAACCGCAAGGCGTGTGGATGGCGGATCGCGTCTCTGACAAGCAGCTCGGGATCAGCGTCCGCATCGTCAAGGCGTACGACATCCAGACTGACAGCCAGCCGGCGCGGCTCGACATCCTGTGGGGCGTCAAGACGGTACGGCCCGAGATGGCCGTGCGCGTTCACAGCTAGGGGGAAGCGATGGCTGCAGGACTCAATCGCACCACGATTGCGGCTCCATTGACATCGGCTGACACGATGGTGAATTTCACCAGCGGGTCAGGGCTGTCGAAGGGCGATGTGGCGTACATCGACCGGGAAGCGATGCTCTTGCAGCTTCAACCGATTCCGGCGGTACCCACCATCTGGCAAGTCCTTCGCGGTCAATGCGGAACCGGGGCCGCAGCCCATGCCGCGAATGACCAGGTGTTCACGGGACCGCCGGGATATTTCCATTTCACCACACCGCAGGGCATCTCGTCACAGGACCGGGCGATTGCCTTGCCGCACATCAACGTCGCAACCGGTGATGCGTTCATGGTCGCCGGCAATGGCGCGTGGCAGAAAAGCGTGGAAGCAGTACCGGAACAACTGGCGCTCGCGCCGGGGACGCTGCAGACCTTCAACAGTAACGGTGCGCTGATTATTCAGAACGGCTCGGTCGAGGTGAACAGTGCAAGTGCTCGGGCGCTGACCATCCCGGTGCCGGCGGTCGGTGATGAAGGCACGGTGATGACGATCCTCGGGTCTGGTGGTGGCGCGCACACCGTCACACCGTCCGGTGGCTTCGCCGGCACGGCAACCGTCGCCACGTTCGGTGCCGGCGGCGGCACGCTGATTTTACAGGTGATCAACGGGAAATTCCGGCCGCTCTCAGCGGTTGGCGTCACGTTTACGTAGGGAGAACTGCCGTGATTGAAAAAGATAACGACAAGCACGCACACGACAAGGACGACCACGACAAGGATCACGACAAGTTTGCCAAGGACGAGAAGCATCCTCGCGTCCACGTCGATCCACTGGTGGGCGTGACGCCGCTGGCGGTGACGCTCAATGCGACGACGCTTGCTGCTGCTGTGACCGTCACCGATGACCGCATCAAGCTGACATCCGGTGCGACGGTTGTGGCTGGACAGATGGCGTACTGTGACAAGGAAGCATTTCTGCTGCTCGCGCAAGTCTCACCGACTGATACCACGCTCTGGCTGGTGCAGCGCGGCTACTCGGGGACGCCGTGTGAAGCGCACAACGTCTCAGCCAACGTCAAAACCGGGCCGCAGCATTACTTCCTGATGTTCGATCCGGCCGGCGCAGCCAATGCCGCCAACGTCGTCGCGCTGCCGGTGATCAACATCCTGAACGGCAATGCCTATGACATCAATGCTGGCGCGTGGCGTCAGGTCGGCACAAACGGCGTGGCACAGGGTACGGCGGTGTGGCCATAGGCCGACCGCCGCGCAATCAGATCTTCGACGCGGACGGGAGGCCCATCAAACGACCGGTGGGCCGACCGCCCAAGAAGGGGTATCCGCCGATGAGTACCACGCCTGACAACGTGACGCTGACGCCGACTCGCCCGCATCACCAGATCGAAGTACCGCCCAGCAGCGGCTTTGCGGAGTATCCCAAGGCGGTCTATCACAAAGACAGCAAGTCCGGTGCGCTGATTACCCGGCTGGTGGAGAGCGCGGAAGAATTGAAAGCGCTCGGCAAGGACTGGGTGTCGCTCAAGGATCTGAATATCGAAACCGCGCCAGCGGCAGAGGGGAACTGATGTCGTCACCAACGGTCTACAACGTCTACAAAGCCATCGTGCCGAGTGACACGGTGGATCTGCCGCAGCCGTGCGATGCGGTGTGGGTCGGCGGGGCCGGCAACGTCGCGGCGGTGATGCAGGACAACACGGTCACGGTGTTCACGGCGGTCGGGGCCGGCGTGGCGCTGCCGGTGAAAGCCCGGCGCATCAATGCGACGTTGACCACGGCCACGTTGCTGACCGCGCTCTATGACCGCTGATGGCTACCCAAACCGCGCTCGATCTGATTACCGCCTCGCTGAAGCGGCTCGGGGTGATTTCCGGCATTGAAACCCCTGCGGCCGATCTGGCGGCAGATGCGCTGACCCGCCTCAATGAGCTGATCGAAACCTGGTCAACCGAGTCGCTGACGCTGTGGACCCAGACCGTGCAGCGGGCTAATGTCCTGCCGGCGGGTGCGGCGTCGTACACCATCGGGCCGACCGGTGATATTCCGGTGGCGATCCGACCGGCCTGGATTGATAAAGTTTCGTGGATTCTGCCCGGTTCAACCGAGATTGAATACCCGCTCCTGCCGTTCCGCAAAGAGGAGTGGGAGATGGAACGGGTCAAGGCGCTCGCGACGACTCAGGCGACTCACTACTACTACCAGGCGGATTGGCCGCTCGGCACGTTGTTCCTGTGGCCGCGCACTAGTCTTGCCTGCTCGCTGATGGTCTACCTGCCGCAAGTCTTTGCCGGGCCGGCGACGTTTACCACGGTGTTCTCGTTTCCACCTGGCTACACGCGAGCGCTGAGGGATTACTTTGCGTTGGAACTGGCTCCCGAAGTGGGCCGGCCGGTTGATCCAGCGCTCGCGCAATCCGCCATTGACGCCAAGGCGCAGCTCCAGCGCACCAATTTTCGGCCGCGCGTGCTGTCGATGCCTGCCGGGATTGCGACCGGCGACCGGGGCGGCTTCGACTGGCGAGTGGACTGATGCGGATTCCGGTGGTGGGCCAAACCTACGAGTCGCGTAGCGTGGCGGCGGACGCGCAGAAAACCATCAATTTTTACGTCGAGCGCGTCGAGAGCGGTACGGGTAAAGCTAAGGCCGTGCTCTATCCCACACCAGGGCTGCAACTGTTTGGGACGCTGCCGGATATGCCGGTGCGCGGGTTGTACACCGAGTTAGGTCGGGTGTTTGCCGTGGGCGGCGGACATCTCTACGAAGTCAAGGCCGATGGCAGCAACGTCGTGCTCGGTGCAGTCGCCAATGACGGCAATCGCGCCACTCTGCGGAGCAATGGTCTGCAGGGGCATCAACTGTTTGTGGTGTCTGGTGGCTACGGCTACATCTATGACACCAATACCGGCGCGTTCACCGAACTGACGACGGTGGCCGGGTTTCCCTCTGGCCACGCCATCACCGCGACGTTTCTAGACGGCTATTTCGTCGTGTCCACGTCCACTAGTTTCCAGATTTCAGGGCTGTTCAACGGGCTGGCCTGGGACGCTGCCGACAAAGCGATCCGCTCAATGGGATCGGACTCGATTGTCTGTGTGTTGCAGAACCATCGGGAACTGTGGGTGTGGGGCGATGTCAGTTCGGAGGTTTGGTACAACGCCGGGACTGCGAATTTCCCATTTGCGCCGATTCAGGGCGTGTTTGTCGAGATGGGTTGTGGGGCGCGTAACACGCCGATTCGCTTTGATAACAACGTGATTTGGCTGTCGGCTAATCGTGACGGGGATCGGATCTGTGTCGAGGCCGCACAGTACGTGCCGCAGCGCATCAGCACGCACGCCTGTGAGGTTGCTTGGCGGCGGTACAGCAAGACCGATGATGCGATTGGTTTTGCCTATCAGGAAGATGGCCACAACTTCTACGTGCTGACGTTTCCCACGGCTGAAGCCACTTGGGTTTACGATGCGGCGACTAAACTCTGGCACGAACGGGCATTCTGGAATGTCACGGTCGGCCAGTGGGAAGCGCACCGGGCGATCTGTCATACGAGAGGGTTTGATAAGCATCTGGTCGGGGACCGGGCGAACGGCAATCTGTATATCTGGTCGAACCGTTATGCGCTCGACAACACCGATGAGATTCGCCGGTTGCGCCGGACACCGTACATCAGCGACGAGAACAAGTGGCTGTTTTTCGAGCGGCTGGAAATCGAGATGGAAATGGGGTTGCAGCCCCTGCCATCTGAGATTCAGGCGGTGCCGCCGCAGATGATGCTCCGGTGGAGTGATGACCGGGCGCATACATGGTCACCAGAGCAGTGGGTGTCGGCGGGCAAGATGGGGGAATACGGGGTGCGAGCGTATTGGGAACGGTTGGGACGCTCGCGTGGCCGTGTGTTTGAAATCACGATGACATCACAAGTGCCGTGGCATGTGGTGGACGGCTATCTGACGGTCGAACCGGGGCGGCACTGATGGCTCCGGTCGTTGACCAGCGGCGTCTGCATCCACGGTTGACCGAAACGGATCTGGACACCACACCGTTTGTGCCAGAGCTGTCACCGGTTATTGATCCGCAGGATCGCAGCCGGTTGATGACCCGGCCGTGGCTCGACTGGGCGCGGCGGTTGACACTGCTGGTTGCCAGCAAGACGAGCGGTGGCAGCGGCGGCGGTGAGAGTGATCCGACGCATGTGGTCGGCCCGGTGACGGCCACGCCTGATGCCGTGGCGGTTTACGACGGCGGGACCGGTAAGCTGATAAAGGATTCGCTTAAGACGATTGCGCAGATTATCAGCGATGCGGTGAGTCAGGCGATTGCGACGATTCTGCCGGGTGGCAAGCTGCCGGTCAGCAATCTGTCGGCGCATCACACCACGCATGAAGTTGGCGGCAGCGATGCGCTGGTCAATGCGGCGTGGACGGATCGGCCCAATACGTTCACGGAGAATCAAACGCTGGCGAGGCTTGGTCCGGTGCTGATGTTTAACGACACCGGGCAGGCAGCAGGCAATCAAATCTGGAAAATGTGGGGATCTAATTACTTCTATTTTGTCCCCTTTGACGACGATCAGACCACGGCTCAATCGTATCCATTGCGGCTATTTCGTGATGGTAGTGCTGCTGTTGATAACAAACTGACGGTGAATCAAAACCTGACGGTGAATGGTAATAGCGGCAACGTCGCCTGTAAAGATCAGGCGAATGTGTTTACCTACGATCAGACGATCTCAGGTAATTTAGCCGCACTACAGTTGATTGATTCCACGCAACCTACCGGTTATCGCTATATGCGATTGGTCTATGCGGGTCAAAACGTGGCAGTGCAGCGGCGTGATGATGCCGGAACGACGCTGTTGCAGAATTTGCTGACGGTTACTGCGCTGGGCGATGTGTTTGTGAGTGGTGTTCTCTACGAACAAGGTCGCGCTGTCCCGGTGGGTCATTGGATTGATATTCCGTATAACGCTGGTGATTTTACGTCTAATACCGGGAGCTGGACGGTACCGGGTTTCCAGACGTTTGCTTATATGTTGTGCGGCAAAACGATGTTCCTGTCGTTCTATGCTGCGAATACCTCCATTAGTGGTACGCCGAGTCAGTTACTTGTGGCACTGCCAGTTGGCTTCACTTCTGTGCATAACATCGCACAATCATTCGGGTTGATGACGGGTGGTGTTCCGGGGACTGGTTGGGGGGTTGCGATGGGTGGGGGCATTCCACAGCTCGCGTTATATAGAGACATTCTCGGAACGCCGTGGACAGATGGCCCGGCTCATATAGCAGGCACATTTATAATTGATTTCAATTAAGGTGAGCGTAAAGGGTGTACTGAATGGCTGTTGAGACTAGCACGAAGCAGATGGCGTTGACCCGCGATACTGGCCCCGGCGGATTCATGGAGCGGGTGACGGCGGTCTTGGCATTTGCCTGCAGTACGGTTCTGGCAGAACCTGGTACGACGCCGTATCACCAGCCGCGAGCGTTCTACGCGCAAAAGGTTGTCGGTAATCCGCAGCAGGCAGCGACTCAGGCCGGGCCGCAAGTGGTCATGGGAGTTAATGTGGTGAATACGACTACCTATGACGAGATCAAACAAACATCCATCTGTACTATTGCCGACATCGATCTTCAGTCCCAGATTCTAACGCTGTGGAATTCATTGGCCGGGATTGATACGCCGAGTTAAAGGAGCATCATGGCTGTCGGCAGTTTGTCACCGGTCGCAATTCAGCAGTTTTGTGATAACAATGGCGACCCGCTCGCGGGTGGCAAGTTGTTTTTCTATTTGGCCGGGACGACCACGCCGACGCCTGCCTATGCGGATGTTGGGCTGACGACGCCACTGGCGAATCCGGTGATCCTTGATGCGGCGGGCCGCGCCCCGGAATTGTTTCTCGCAGCACTGACCTACAAACAGGTGCTCCAGAATGCGGCCGGTGTCACGATCTGGACCGCTGACAATATCGTCACGCCGAGTGCGCTTCGGAGTGTGAATGCCACGATCAGTATCACTGGGGATCAGCATGATGTGCCGATTCCGAGTGGTGTCATTACCTACATTCAGTTCAACAGTGCAACGGCGGTGAATGTCGATGGCTTTGCTGGCGGGACGCCCGGACAGATACTATTTATCCAGACCATCGGTGCTGGTGTCGTCTATCTGGTAAACCATTCAAGTTCGCTGTCTCAGGTGCAAAACCGGCTGCACAACCCGGTTGGGTCGGGTCCGATGCCGATGACGCAGTTTGGCGGTAGTGCGCAGTATGTCTATCAAGGGGATGCGATCAACGGATATGTGTGGCGGTTGATTAGCCACGAACAGGGCCATTGGATTCGTGTGCCGTACGCGGCGGGTAATTTCTATGGCAATGCGGGTGCGGTCTGGACGGTTGAGGCGGCTGACATTCAGCAGCTCGATTACAAGCTGGTCGGCACTAATTTACTGGTGACGATTGCGATTACCAATTCGACACTGGGTACGGATTCGCAGCATTTGCACATCGGCAATTTGCCATACAGTTTCCAGACGGCGCTGTCAGCGCTTCCGGCGTCTGGATGCAACAATGCGACGACCTACGAGTTGGCGGCTATGGGGATGACGGCGAACACACGCGAGCTAATATTTGCGAAAGCGACGTTGCAAAGCTGGATCGCCGCAGTCAATTCGATCAACCTATTTGCTCAGGCATTTCTGGACGTGCAGTGACAATCCGCCCTGCGACTCTTGCTGACGTGCCGGTGCTGGTGGCGATGGGCCGTCATCAGGTGGCCGCGCTCTACGGCGACCGGATTGCGGAGAACGTCGCGCAGTTAACGGCGCTGACCGAACGGCTGGTCACGGGCGCTGATAGCGTGATGTTCATTGTTGAACGCGACGGTCGCGCCATCGGGATGATCGGCATGGTGCTCTTTGACCATCACATTTCCGGCGCACGCACTGCTGGTGAAGTCGCCTGGTGGTTGGAACCAGACGCACGCGGCGGCGGTCTGCAGCTTCTGAAGCGGGCTGAACGCTGGGCGGCTGAGCGTGGCGCGGCGATGCTGCAGATGATGGCTCCTAATGCGCGGGTCGGCCAACTCTACGAACGGCGCGGCTATAGCTTTCTGGAAAGTACCTACCTGTGCGGCGTCGATGCGGCGATGGCCGGCGTTCGGGTGATCGATGACGTGTTGCCGGATGCTGAAGTCTACCGGTCGGTCGCACTCGACCAGCCGTTCTCTCCAGTGGAACCGGCACCGGGCGTTGTGTTTCACGGGATCGGTCGCGCGGATG